CATAGGAGATATTCACCACATTAACGGAAGGCAAATAGAGGATGCGGATAATCATAGTAATTTATGTTACTTATGTCCGAACTGCCATCGATTAGCGCATGCAAAAAAAATAGACAAATCGACACTCATACCATTGTCCATCTTTTTGGGAGATTCGTGGAAACCATATTATTATGGGTTTAGGGGTTCTTACGACAAGGAAGCTGCTAGATTAAAAAGAGAGCAATTAGCTTTACGAAAGAAGGAGCTTCTAAAAAACAAAGAAAATAGAAAAGTTTTGATTCAACAAGCAAATATCGATTTCAAAAAATTCGGATGGGTAAACGATGTTTCAAAAATCATCGGGATCTCTCCACAGAGAGTGTCAATTTGGATGAAACGTAACATGCACGATTTTTACTATCGTGAATGTTTCATTCGAAAATCATAAGGGATGTTATTCCGTAGATAGTAGCGGGGAAGTCTGTAAAACTTTTGTCTTAGGACTCGGGAGGTGCGACTCCTTCACATCCCACATTAACAACCAAACTAATCAAGGTAAAAGAGATAGAGAATGGGCCCAACGCGGCGGTTGGTGCGCGCCCCGTCCATATGGTCATTGAGAGTTCGAATCTCTCTGGGTCCTCTTGCAGTACGTGCTGTTTTCCCAGATAAAATAGTCAGTGCATGACTTGCACTCGCTCGTCGGAAGTTCTTTTTCCTTCAAGTCAGATTTTTTATCGGATGGTAGCGGATTACCGTGATCGTCTATGATCGTGCCGCACTTGCGACAGCGGAATATCGTCTTAGTCATACTCGGTTATCTATTTCATGGGTTCGTAACTCAGTTGGTAGAGTACCGCCCTTTTAAGGCGGGAGTCAAGGGTTCAAGTCCCTTCGGGCCTACCGTGACTATTTTGTACCTTCACTCAGATAAATAATCAAAAGTGAAGTTACAAAATGGCAAGAAAACAACACAAATATCATTACATTTACCGAACTACTTGTAGTATTACCGGCCGATATTACATAGGAATGCATTCGACTTCTAACTTAAATGACGAGTACATCGGAAGCGGCAGACGTCTTTGGTTATCAATCAATAAACATGGAAAAGAAAATCACACCAAAGAGATTCTGGAGTTCCTAGAGAATCGACAAGCACTAAAGGATAGAGAACATCAACTCGTAAACGATGATACCCTGAAGGATCCTATGTGCATGAATTTGCAACCGGGTGGTGGAGGAGGTTTTTGTAATATCGAACATGCAAAAAAAGCTCAAACCGCAGCAACCTTAGCTTTTTCTGAAAAAATTAAAAACGACCAAGCATTTAGAAAAAGTTTTTCCGAAAAAGTAAGTCAGAATAATTCTAAACGAATAGCTGAAGGTTTTAAGTTTTCATTAAATTGGAAAGATCGTAAACATAAAAATTCCACCAAATTAACAATAAGCCATAAATTATCAGTCGTACAAACCGGAAAAAATAATAATCAATACGGTACGATATGGATAACGAATGGTTCGATCAATAAAAAAATTAAGAATACAGAGATTCCTCCAGATGGTTGGCATAAAGGAAGAATCATGTAAATATTTGGTCTGTTAGTAGAGTTGGTTACAATGTCGCCCTGTCACGGCGAAGGTCACGGGTTCGAGTCCCGTACAGACCGCTTGCCAAAAATAAAATAGTGCTGTAGCTCAGCAGGAAGAGTGGTGGACTGTCTATCCTCAGGTCGCGGGTTCGAGCCCCGTCAGCACTGCCAATGATTTGTAGCAAAAAAAGAGATACATCGATGGTTAACATTGGTTCGAATCCAATACCAGGCTCCAAAAGTCGCCCAGTGCAAAAACTCTTTTTACCATTCTCAAATCAAACTTATCCGTGTAGCTCAATTGGTAGAGTACCGGTCTCCAAAACCGAGGGTTGAGGGTTCAAGTCCTTCCACGGGTGCTTGTGACTATTTTGTACCTTCACTCAGATAAATAATCGAAAGTGAAGTTACGAAATGGCAAGAAAACAACACAAATACCATTACATTTACAAGACCAAATGCAGTATTACTGGTAGATACTACATCGGAATGCACTCTACGTCAAACTTAGAAGACGGGTATCTCGGAAGCGGTAGAAGACTCTGGCTGTCCATAAATAAGCACGGCAAGGAGAATCACACCAAAGAGATCTTGGAGTTCCTAGAGAATCGACAAGCATTGAAGGATAGAGAACATCAACTCGTAAACGATGACGTTCTGAAGGATCCTATGTGCATGAATTTATGTGTCGGTGGAAGCGGTTGGCCAAACAACGGAAAGCAAATAGGCGGAGATAAATTCAGGACAGTTAACCAATACATGAAAGAACATCCTGAAATACTTAGCAAACGAGCAACTAGAATATTTACCGCAGCTTGGAAAACACCAGAATTTAGAGAAAAAATGAGTACAAAGAAACCATTTTTGAATAGAGAACATTCGCCAGAAACTAAGAAAAAAATTGCAGCCATAAATTCTGTTAAACAAATTGGTTTTAATAATTCGCAGTTTGGAACTATATGGATAACAAACGGTATAGAAAATCAAAAGATCAAAAAAGGTCAAAATCTTCAACCTGGTTGGAAAAAAGGTAGAACTAACTACAATAAACATGTCGAAACTTCATCCAGCATTTCGATATAATAGATCAAAATTGCTAAGATGGACGCTAACATTAACATGCCGAAAAAGAATTGCGACGGATGCACACGCTGTTGCGAAGGTTGGTTGAGCGGAAAAGCTCACGGCGAAAAGTTCTACAGGGGAAAACCTTGCCATTTCGTAGAGAGCGGAAAGGGTTGTACCATTTATGAGAATCGTCCAATCGATCCGTGCATCACTTACAAGTGCGAATGGTTGACTAACGATACCATTCCGATGTGGATGAAGCCCAGCAATTCCAACGTCATCATCACGAAGAAGACTGGAAAAATCGAACACTACCAAGTGATCGAAGCCGAAGTCAAAATAGATTCTGCAGTTCTTAACTGGATCTTCCTATGGGCGCTTAACACCGGCAACAACGTTCTCTATTTCGTTGACGGAGGAGTCAATCGAATCGGCACCAAGGAATTCATAGAAGCCTCTAATGTTATAATGCCCTTTTAGCTCAGTTCGGCAGAGCGACTGTTTCGTACTCAGTAGGTCGACCGTTCGAATCGGTCATAGGGCTCTCAACTCTTTTGTGATTTGCTTCCTTATCTCAGCAGGTAGAGAGCCTCACTTGTAATGAGGATGTCGTTGGTTCGATTCCGACAGGAAGCTCCTCGTGACTATTTCGTACCTTCACTCAGATAAATAATTGAAAGTGAAGTTACGAAATGGCAAGAAAGCAACACAAATACCATTACATCTACAAGACGACGTGCAAGATCACAGGACGATACTACGTAGGAATGCACTCTACCGACAACTTAGAAGATGAATACATCGGAAGCGGTAGGAGACTCTGGCTATCAATAAACAAACATGGTAGAGAAAATCATAATAGGGAGATTCTGGAGTTCCTGGAGAGCAGGCAAGCTCTTAAGAATAGGGAAACTCAACTCGTCAACGAGGACGTTCTGAAGGATCCAATGTGCATGAATTTGGTTTACGGTGGAGGCGGGGGTTTCATATCAAAGGATGGATGCAAAAAGGGAGCAAGGAATCGAGCAATAAAGCTTTGGAGTGATCCGGTTCTTTCAAAGAGAAGAAAGGAACAAATCAGCGAAGAATTGAAAGAACGATGGACTTCTCCAGAATACCGAGAAAAAATGATGAACCACATTTCTTGGACAGGAAAACATCATACTGAAGAAACGAAGAAAAAAATAGGAATTAAAAATTCAGAAGCAAATGCAGGTTGTAAAAATAACGGATACGGTAAGCATTGGATGACTCATCCGACCTTTGGAAATAAAAGAGTCGACCATTCCTCTATTCCTGAATACATCAATAATGGTTGGAAAATAGGGCTTGCATTACCGAAAAAGGAACAGCACAAAATAACAAAGATTTGTGAATCGTGCGGCGAATCATTTGAAATTCCATACACTAAAAGAAAACAAAAAACTTGCTCATTGTCTTGTTCCACTAAATTATCTTGGAACAATAAAATCTTTCGAAAAAATCGCATACTATCTTTACGAGTCGGTGCTAAAAAACGCCGAAACAAAGAAATATCCCATTAGCTCAGCAGCTTAGAGCGTCCGGTTGAGGCCGGAACTTGGAAATTTTGAAGAAGTAAAAGGATATAAGTCAAAACAATGGGAAGAAAAAGAAAAGCAATTTCCTGAAAAACTTATTGTATATGACTATGAAAAACTTCAATCAATATTTAAGTATGTAAAAGAAAAATACGGAGAAAACTTATCACGATTATATGAAAGTTAAACTATACAGGCATGTATACCCTCGCTCTGATAAGGCGTAGAAAGGTTAAATGGTTACATGTGGGTTCGAGCCCCACCTTGCCTACAAAGATAAAAATTCATAGGTTCGTAATGATATAAAGAAAAACATATACCATGAAACCTTGTGAAAACTGTGGGAATGATCACGATGAAAGTTTTGAAACTGGAAGATTTTGCTCAAAGAAATGCAAGTACGGTTTTAGTACTAAAGCAAAACGAAAAGAAATCAATGAAAAAGTTAGATTAAAGATTATTGGTTCAGGACATGATAAAATCACAAACATTTGTGTAATTTGTGGAAATTCTTTTACCGTTAAATGGAACAAAAGAAATCAAACAACATGTTCTTTATCGTGTAGTTCTAAATTAAGATGGAGTCGAAAAGAATATCAAGATCTGATGAAAATTTAGCATCAAAAAATGCTAAGAAAAAACACGCGGATCCTAATGTAAAATTTGGTTGGCAAAAAAGAACAGTGTTTGAAATGTCATATCCTGAAAAATTAGCAAATTATGTTCTTGAATCGTCTGGGATTAAATATGAACGTGAATATTCTTTTCATCCGTACTTTATAGATTTCGCTCTACTTGAACATAAGATTGCTATAGAAATTGATGGACAGCAACACACATTATGTGAAAGAAAAAGCATAGATGATAAGAAAGATAAATTGCTTAAAGAAAACGGATGGCAAGTTTATCGAGTGAAATGGCCGGAAGAAAACATTTTACAATCCGTTAAAGATATATTGGCACGTATACCCTCGCTCTGATAAGGCATAGAAAGATTAAATGGTTCTGGGTTCGAGTCCCAGAGACACTACACATGGGAGACAGTTTGATGGTTTCATAGGACGCCATATCTGGAATTCTTAAAAAATAACATCACAGGGTAGTAGAGGAGTCAGGTTTATCTCGCTTGATTTGGGATCAAGAGCACGTGGGGTCATAGCCCACCTACCCTACTAAGTGGTAGTAATGGAAAGAGTTACTTCGAGCTGGGAGTCCAGCATTTGTCTCTTAAACAAAAGTCGCGGTGTCGAAACCGCCAGTTATCTCTTCCGACTTTCTCTACTTAATTTTGGGGATTTAGCTCAGATGGCTAGAGCGTCTGATTTGCATTCAGAAGGTCGTCGGTTCGAGCCCGACACTCTCCACTGCGATTGTAACCAGCTCCTCTGTCCATGGTACCAATGGAGGCGGATAGGTAAGCCTCAATCGCAAACTTTGGGTCGTTAGTTCAGATGGCAAGAGCGGCTGATTTGCACTCAGCAGGTCATGGGTTCGAAGCCCATACGTATCCACTAGGAGTAGTAAAGGAAAGAGTTACTTCGTAAATTTTGGTTTTACTTAAACAGCTCTTCCGATTTTCTCTCCAACTTACTTGCTGGCGTATCCCCTCAAGCTTATACCTTGTAGAAAGGGTAACTGGTTACATGCGGGTTCAAATCCCTCCGCCAGTACAAAACACGTTGGGTTCTTCTAGTGGCTAGGAAAATAGATTCTCAGTCTAAGAACGAGGGTTCGATTCCCTCACCCAATACCATGAACATTTGTGTACCTAAGAAATGATATAAAGAAAAACTTAGGTACAATGGCAAGACAAGAAAGAAAGTTTCATTACATCTATAAAACGATTTGTATCACAACAGGAAACTTTTATGTAGGAATGCACTCGACCGATAATCTTGAAGATGGGTATATCGGAAGTGGAAAAAGACTTTGGCACTCAATTCGTAAGCACGGACTCGAGAATCATCGAAAAGAAATCTTGGAGTTTTTGCCTGACAGAAATTCTTTGAAAATAAGAGAAAAGGAAATCATCAACGAAAAGTTCTTAGAAGATCTTATGTGCATGAACTTAATGGTTGGCGATGAAGGTGGTAATCCAGGAAATGAGGTTTTGAAAAAAGCTCATGCTGGCGCATCAAATAGTCTTAAAAGAAGATGGCAAGATCCAATCTATGCTGCTCAAATGAAGATCATATCAAGAAATACGTTTGCTGGAAAACATCACACAGAAGAAACAAAACAAAGATTAAGAGAAAAGACGCAACAAAGAACTGGTGACAAAAGCAGTTGCTGGGGCACTTGTTGGATCTTTCACGAAGAACATGGAAATAAAAAGATTAAGTTATCTGAACTCGATTCATTTTTTTCACAAGGATGGGAAAGAGGAAGAACATTGACAATATAATGTTCAATATATGATACATTTTGTCACGAAATGTTTACTATATGATACATTATCATGCTCCGTTCGTCTAGTACGGTCTAGGACATCAGGTTTTCATCCTGAAGATCAGGGGTTCAAATCCCCTACGGAGTACCAATGATTACTATTTTAATCATTAAATAAAAAATCTGAGTGTTCTTAGATAAATAACTATTTAGTGTTTAAAATAATAATCATAATGGAAAATACACGGAACATAATTTATGGTTTACGAGATCCACGTAATGATGTTTATCAATACATTGGTAAATCTACAGTTAGTGTAAAAAGACCAATCTCGCATCTTACTAAATCGCATTCGCCAAAAGTAAAGGAATGGGTACAAACTTTATCTGACAACTTCTTATATCCTATAATTGATGTAATTGAAGAAGTTGAAAACTTAGAAGATTTAGCCGATCGAGAAAAATACTGGATTGATTACTATCATTACATAAATCCAGAATTACTAAATATTATGTTAATTGAAAAACCGATAGTCGAAGGTAGATCAGAAGAGGATGAAATTGATTTTAATTTTTTAGTTAGAATCATATACCGAATTCCTGATATTTTAAAACGAGAAAGAGTTTTTAGAAA